CATTGGTGACAAATAATGTCACCAAAACGGTGACAGGGGTGTCACCAAAACAGAGTCACACAAAAGAAACTATTCAAAAGAAAAAAGAAACCCCTATATCCCCAGAGGGGAATTCATCGGTTTGTGAAGAAAAACCAAAGCGCCAGACAGTCAGCAAATACCACTTCGACCGTGACCGCCTGAAAGACACATGGAATCGCAAAGCTGAAACATTCGGCCTGCCGAAAATCCTCAGCATCAGCGCTACCACCGAGAAGGGCATCAAGCGTCTGTACGATTCCCATCTGAAGCACTGCAAAGAGACCGGTCGTCCCAGCCAGCAAATTGACACCTTCGTGAATGGCTACATTGAGTTTGGGTACCAGCCTTCTGATTGGGCCTGCGGCGCTAACCCTGGCGGAAAGCGTTACGGCATCGACACGGCGCTGACCCAGAAGAAGATCGACGAAATCATCAGCCAGGAGGGGTGAGATGGACAGCTTAGACTTTGAACAACAACTTATCGGCTCGATGCTCATCAAGGGTGATCACATCGACTCCCGTGAGATAGCCAGCAAACTACCTGCTGACGCCTTTGCCAATCATCACCTTCGCAACATGTATTCAGCCATTTGCCGGTTGCTGGACAAGTCGGAGCCAATCGACCCTTTTACGGTTCGTGATGGCATCCCGGAGGAAAGCCGTGACTATGTGCTTACGCTGGCCAAGAACTGCAGCTCAGCAGCCAACATCAAAGCATGGGCAAAGCGTGTTCGTCAGTGCTGGATGGTGCGAACCAGCATCTCAGAGATTGAATCTGCTCTGGCCATGCTGAGAGACGTCAACACGCATAACATCAATCAACAGACCGCCATCGTGTCAGGCATCCTGTCAAAGCTTCAGTTTGAAACAAACGACAAACTGCCTCGCCGCATTGGGGACCTTATCCCGGATTACCTGAATGTTCTGGAAGAGCGCATGAAGGGTGCGGAGTCAGGTTTATATCTCCAGACAGGCATCGAAGCGGTTGATAATGCTTATGGAGGCTTTGACCGTACAGACCTGATAATCATCGCCGGGCGCCCTGGCATGGGTAAAACAGAGCTGGCCATCAATATCGCCAACTCTATCGGTCGCCAGAAGGGTAAAGGCCTGCTGATGTCCATGGAGATGTCAGAAACGCAGGTCGTTGAGCGCCACATCGCTGACCGTGGCGGATTATCGATCACCACCCTGCGCAACCCGCTTGGCATGGACCAGGAGGACTACACAAGGCTCACAACAGCAACAGGAACGTTGATTGACGAGGATAACTTTGTGCTGGCCGGTTCGTTCACAGTAGATGAAATTATCGCTCAGGCTGAGCGTTTGAATATGGACGGCGGCTTGAGCTTCCTGGCCATCGACTATCTGACTCTAATCGACATGCCCAAGGCTGAGCGTATGGACCTGGCCATCGCAGAAGTAACGCGAAAGCTGAAGCAGTTCTGCCTGCGCAATAAGGTGCCGGTAATTCTGCTTGCACAGCTTAACCGCAAAGTGGATGACCGCGCCGATAAACGCCCAAACATGGGAGATTTGGCTGGGTCGAGTTCAATCGAGAAGGATGCCGATGTGATTTTCTTCCCGTACCGAGACGAGGTTTATAACGATAACAGCGACATGAAAGGCATTGCTGAGCTTATCGTCGGTAAATATCGCTCTGGCCAACCGCAGACGTTTTATATGGGATGGCGCAATGGCCACTTCATCAACATCGATCAGCAGGAAGCAGCGCAGAAGTACACGGAAAACAAAAACAAATCAAACAAGCCGGCGAAAGCCAATGACTGGCGCTATGGAGGCAACTCAGATGAGTGATGCGTCCATGATGAACTCACGCCAGCAGCCGGTTAAACCAAAGAGAGGGGGAGGGTTTTAGGATGAGTATGCGAAGAAAAATTAATTCAATTCTTAAATCAAAAGGCATCAAAACAGAAAGTATCACTTACGACAGGTCGGGAACAACTCAGGATGAGTGGGGCATTTGGACAATAACCCTGACGAAAGAATCCAGAGATGGGATCCGGTTAAAACATGAAGATCAGAAATTCTGTGGTGTGATTGAAATTTTTGACCCAGAAGATGGGCTTGAGAATCTAGCAGAGCTGCCAAGTATCAAGGAGGAATCATGCGCCAACTAACCGCCAGTGAAGCAAGCAACGATGAGATAGAGCGGCAGATATTTGAACAGCTAGTCAGAAATGTAAGCCACTCCAAAAACCTTACCCGCGTTAATGATGGAAAAAACTATCAGGATGGAGAAATAGACACTGCATGGATTTTCTTTCATGAGGGCTGGCAGGCAGCATTGAAAAGCAAGCGGGGGGAAGTATGAATTACAGCGAACTTTCAGACTTTGAAATTAACAAAGCGGTTGGTTGCGTTACTGGTGAGGCGACTAGTTCTGAGGGTGCATTTAATCTGGTAATTCGAAATACCAACGGCTATAAATTCGACCCCTGCAACTCGTGGGCAGATGCGGGGCCGATTATTGAAAAGAGTGGTATTGGTATAATGCCAATGCTTATGGGGTGGCGCGCAGCAACCGAAAAAGGATGTAGGGATTACACCAGCATTGCTAATGAAAACCCACTACGCGCCGCCATGATTGTCTTCCTGATGATGCAGGAGCACACATGCCCCAAACTTTCCTACAGTGAAGAAATAAACGCAGCGGTCGGGATGAATCATGACAAGCAACGATGAGAGTAAATTCCTAGCCTGGTGGTTTCAGCCAGAGCAAGACAAGCTCAGAACCCATTGCTCACCAAATTGGGCGCTGATTATCTGGCGTGCCGCTTTGAACAGCAAGCAGGAGAAAGTATGAATGAATGCAAAAACTGTAACGGAACTGGATATGTTCTTTCTTTCAACGAAGGCGATCAAGACTGGGAAGAGGTCCTGTGCGAAAACTGCCTGGGTAGTGGATTAGACGACGGTGATGGAGAAAATTCATGAACAACGTCATCCCACTCCGGCCTGACCCACTCCACGAAGAATTCCGCAAATGGTACTCAGAACCAACTCAGGAAGAGTTGCGAAAAGGCTGTGCCGAGGGTTGGGCCTTCAAAATCTGGCAAGCCAGCCGGAAAAATATTGTTATCGATACCGGGTATCTGCTTGGTGATGGTGAAAATGAAGACAGTGATTACACGCTGGGATTCAACCAAGGCATTACTAAAGCTGATCGAGCCATCCGTGCGGCAGGATTGCAGGTCAAAGATAGCTATCCAGGCCTAGCCTCAAAATATTCAGAGGATTCAGACAATGGAGAAGATGACCTTCCTGCTTCGTAATGAGCAAATAAGAAATAACCTGATAGAGCACATTAAAAAACTACCTCTCAACGACCACCACCCCACCACTGTACGCATCTCCGATTTCGACCGTTCGCTATCTCAAAACAGCATGTTCCACGCTCTGTGTGGCGAAGTGGCGCGTCAGGCTTTCTGGATGCAGCAAAGGAGAACGGCGGTGCAATGGAAAACTCTTTTCGTTTCCGGGCACTCTGTGGCAACCGGCATGGGAGCAGAGGTGGTTCCTGGGATTGAGGGCGAGTTCTGCAACATCAGGGAATCAACCGCAAAAATGGGGATTAAGCGCATGAACAGCTTAATCGAGTATTCCACAGCCTGGGCAGTAGGCAATGGCGTCAGATTGCGCGACGTCAGATATGGCAATGACTATTTCGGGAGTGCAGCATGAACGCACTGATAAAAACCATTCCTGAGCTACTGATTACCACCAGAGGCAATCAAACAAAGGTAGGCGAAATACTTGGCATAAGCAGGCATACCGTCCGCGAATACGCCAGAGACTTCGAAGCCAAAAAGCACATAGTCATCAACGGCGTGCTGATGGTGGCACAGGGAAATCGTGGCAACAGAAGCAAAGGTGGCGAAATTGAAAATCACACCCTTCGTGCATGACCCCTGCGACACCTCAACAGCCGACGAACTCCTTTCCCGATACAAACTCCGAAACATCCAGGCAACCAAAGCACTCTCATTCGACCCGTGCCTGTGGATTGTCACTGCGATGTTGCCAGAGTTCCGGGAAAGGCCAATACCAACCAGGCAGTATAAAAACCCAATGTGGAGCAGGTTATGAAACTCACACCAAAGCAGCGGTCAGTGCTGCGTATGAAGTTTGGAGGTAGGTGCGCCTATTGTGGTTGCGAAATTCCTGAAAAAGGCTGGCACGCTGACCACCAAAAACCAGTAATCAGATTCGGTAATAAAATGGTCAAGCCAGACATGGACGTGCTGGAGAATCTTGTTCCAGCGTGTCACGCATGCAATCTGCATAAGCATTGCAGCAGCCTAGAGGATTATCGCCGCATTATTGATGATGGTCGCCGAGAGTTTTTGCGATCAGGAAAAGGAAAGGCACTCGTCAGAATGGGCCTCGTTGAAATGAAAGACGACCCCATTGTTTTCTGGTTCGAGCTTTATGAAGGGGCAGAGAATGCCGCATGAACGCTGCTGCCGATGTCACACCATCCTCACCTCAGAGGAAAAGCAATACTACGGGTGCTCATGTAATGAATGCGAAAACGACCTCAGACATGAAGAGTGGGAACAGCCGGTCAAGTCAGCCTACTGGCGTTGGCGGGCAATCTGTTACTGCCTGCGTTGGCTGTGGAATAAGCCTCAAACCATTCGAGGTGTACGCCTGTACCGATTGCCTAAACTTCTGGCTGATGTCAGATCCAAACGGGCTAATGGGAGAAGATGATGAGTAAGCTACGCAATGAAGCGCGGGGCAGGGAATGCCAGGTCAGGTTGCCGGGCGTGTGCAATGGCAATCCTGAAACAGTAGTGCTCGCGCATTACCGCATGGTTGGTATTTGCGGAACGGGAATGAAGCCAGACGATCTTTTTGGCGCATGGGCCTGCTCATCTTGCCATGAAGAGATAGACCGACGCACAAGGCGCTGCGAAGTCACGGAAGCGCGCATAGCTCATCTGGAAGGTGTTATTCGCACACAGGATGCTCTGTTGCGGGAAGGAAAGGTGAAACGATGAATGAATATCGAATAGAGCTACCATGGCCGCCCGGAAACAATCACCTCTTCTCAGTGTTTCGCGGTCGAAAGATAAAAAGCAAAAAGGGAAGGGAATACACCTCAGCAGTAGCCAGGCAAATCGCAGAATCAAATCAGCAATACAATCTCACCGGCAAGCTCAAAGTAAAAATCAACGCATATCCACCTACACGCGCCCGGCGTGACCTCGACAACCTTTTCAAAGCACCTCTCGACTCATTAACCCAGGCAGGCGTCATTGCAGACGATAGCCTGATTGACGACGTGCGCATGGTTCGTTGTGAGGTCGTTAAAGGCGGCCGGCTGGAAGTGATCATTACCGAGATGGAGACATTATGATTGATAAAGCAACGATTTACCTTTTGGCGGGCATTGGTCTTTTTTCCTGCATCCTGTTTGCCTTCGTCTGGTTATGTTCGGCGGCGAGGGTGGTCTGGCTGTATTTCAACTGGAGCGTTTCCCAAGCGCTAAAAGCAAGGCGTCTGGCAAGAAAAATCAGGAGGGAGGCATCATGACCGAATACCTCAAAGCCAAATGGCGACGGCTTCGCATTATGAAAATGCGCGGAATGGCGGAGATTAACTACCGGATTATCCGGCTGGAACTGAAAATATCAGGAGAGAGAAATGCGAATAGAGCGTGACTATCAGCAAATCGTGAGGCTCTCAGGTGTTCGTAGCGCTGCCGATATGCGCAGGCTGTTTGGTAATGGATGGAAGACGATCAATCGCTCACAGCAGGCCTGGGTAAGGCATTTGCTCACAGTCTGGGGTGATCACCTCGGCGGTGAAGATTACGACCGTGGAGAGGTTAATGTAATCGGCCGGCTGATGATGCGCTGTGAATGGAGCGAACAGAAAGCAAAGCAGATTGAGAAAATAGTCTCACAGCTTCACTGCGAAGGGTTGCGGGGAGATGAGCTATTCCGCAAGGCGCGAGACCTGCTTATACCTCAGTCATCAACGGCAAACATCATCGCTCTCGCCAAAGAATCAGATGATGCCGCCTTCGTTGAATCTGTCATGGTAAAGACGTTCGGTAAAGATAACCCGCTTCGTAATGTAGCCAGATTACGCTACTGCAAGCGCAAGAGCGTGCAAAATATCGGTGCCTCGCTGATTTATTATTGCCGAATCACCTCAAAGGAGGCCAGAAACAGAATGGAATGGGCCATGGATATCCTTGAGGGAGAAATGTATTACGCAATAAAACGAGAAATGGAGAAGGAGATTCCTAAAATAGCCGCATGAACAGAAAATAAGCACGAATTGCTAAAGACAAAGGGCAAGCAACCTGGCATATTTGTGACATGCTCGGGAAGTGAAGCGAACAGAGCTTTAATTTAACCGGTCAGTTGCAAACAAGTGGATGCCAATAGCCTCGCAGCCTTACCAGCTAGCGGGGCTTTTTATTGTCCGCAACAAATCAGCTCTGGGCAGATATGCCAGGCATTTAATCGCGTTTGCGTCAGAGCATCTAATTACAAAGACCAGCCACTGAGCTGGTTTTTTCGTTTTCGCCCCTTGCCAATCAACGCGACCTCACGGATTTCCCTAAGTGGCAAGCGGGCGTTCTTTTACAGCTCAGGCCGGAAACCTCTGGCGTTGCCGGAGACGGCTATGAACAGCACGCAATACCCTGGCTTGCGAGGTCAGGCATGAATGAAAGTTTATTTACCAGCATTGGCGCATTGCTGCTTGGTGGCGGCGCAGTAGCATTATTCTGGAAGCCACTAATAGCTGGCATTACCTCAATCGTCACCAACAACCGCGCAAGCGGAGACATCATCACCGGTTACAAAGAGCAGGTTCAGCTACTTAAGGAGAGCAATGCGCTACTCAGGGAAGAGAATGATGAGCTGCGCGACCGGCATGATCGTAACCTCCGCCGCATATCCACTCTTGAAACTGACCTCCGCCTTATCAAGAACGCGCTCGGCATCCTTCTGGCTATGTCTGAGGCGACAAATTCTACGGGTAACGAAAGATTCAGAAGTGAAGTAAACAGGCTGATCGCCACACTGGAGGACGACAGCGATGCAAACAACAAATAAAGCGGGGCATAAGCGCAATGTCATCATTGGCTCGCTTCTGCTTCTGATGAGCGTCATCTGTATCATCATGACAATCATCTTTGTCTACGTCAGCAATCAGGCTAACGAGAGAATTGACGGCATCAGGGCCGACTATCAGAAAGTTGCAGAACGCCGGGATAAGAAAGTAAGCCAGCTTGCAAAACAGGTTGAGCAGATGCAGAAGCAGCTAAGCCAAATACCCGACCAGACAGCTAACAAAACCGCCGACAAAGTTAACCAGGTCGTTAAAGAGGATGAAGCCAAATGAGTCAGATAATCGCCATCCTTAATTACGAAGAAGGTTTTCGCACTAATCCCTACATCGATACGGAAGGTTATCCCACGGTAGGGGCGGGCTTTCTGATTGGGCCAAAGGGTGCGGCATTAAGCAATTACACCTTCTCTCTGCCAAAGCAGGTTTCAGACGTCTGGCTACAGGAGCTTGTAGATAACCGAGTCAAGCAGATGAATGCTAAGCCGGCAATTATGGCAGCACTCAACAAGTGCAATCCAGCGCGACGGGATGTGCTTATCAGCATGGCTTACCAGCTTGGTACGGATGGGCTGGCTGGCTTCAAGAATACCCTGGCAATGGTTGCTGCGGAAAATTTCGCAGGCGCAGCCAGTGGGATGCTTAACAGTCTGTGGGCCAAACAAACACCAAAGCGCGCTAACCGGCATGCAGAGGTAATGCGCACTGGCACATATGACATCTACAAGGGTCTCATCTGATGGACGTATTCAGCATGCTTCGTGGTTCATCAGGCACCATATCACTGAGCCGCACACAGGCCGCTGTGGCGTTTATCGTTTGCTGCGGTGTGGTTGGCTGGCAGGCGTACAAAGGCACGCTTTCAGACGTCACTTTCGGTCTCTTCTTCGGGTTTGCCACTGCCGGTTACATAGGTGCGAAAAAGATCGCATCAGACAAAGACCTGAACGAGCAGAAACTGGATGCAGGAATCAACCCGGAGAATAAGCCATGAGCACGATTGAGCTAATCATCAGCGGTATAGGCGTAATTATTGCGCTGGTCGCTGGGGCTTTTGGTCTTGGTCACTCGAAAGGAAAAGCCAAAGCAGAGTATCAGGCTGCAGAAAGAGAAACACAGACCAATATCGAATCCATGAAGGCGGCCACACAGCGCCAGACAGAAACAGCGAAAGGAGCATCAGATGTTCAGGAAAGTGTTTCCCGTATGCCTGGCAGCGCTGTTGATGACGAGCTGCGCAAAGACTGGCTCAACAAGGGTTGAGGTGGTGGATACTGCATGTAACTGGGTAAAGCCAATCATGGTGACAGAGGCCGACATCATGACAATGGATGAGCGCACTAAACGGGCCATCCTGACCCATAACAAGACATGGAAAGCCAACTGCCAGCAGGAAGCGAAATGAGTGGATACTCGATCTACAACATCCTGTCTGGAGTTTGCATTGGTGCGCTGATAATGACATGGGTAGGAATATGGTTCTGGTATCGCCAAGAACAGCGCCACCGCAATGAGTTATGCCGTCTTCAGCAACAAATAATCACTGAAGTAAAAAGCAGCCTCAAGAAGTAACGGAGCCCCGAAAAAGCGGGGCATTTTTATAACCGCCCGATGGTGTTCGGTTATTGCAGTGTCATTTCATCCGCGCAGTCGCATGCGCATCTCAACGAGAGCCTTTCAGTAAGCGAGCCTGAGAATTGCCGTTATAGGTGGCGACCTCTCTCGGGCGGCTTTTCTGTGCGAACAGGTTCACTTTCTAAAAGGTAGAAACGCAATGACCTATCCAACCGTGATTGTAAACGGCGTATCAGTTCGTGTAGACAGCGAGGGACGCTACAACCTTAATGACCTGCACGCAGCAGCTGTACTCAAAGGCGAAGCAACAGAGGCTCAGCGGCCAAGTAAGTTCATGCGCAGCTCTCAGATTGGCCGGTTTGTAGACTCCCTGACCAAAGCCCAAAAAAGGGCTTCGGTAAAAGTTATCAAAGGCGGCACTGAGTCAGGCATATGGGGATTGGAGCTTGTGGCAATTCGGTATGCAGCCTGGCTGAATCCAGACTTCGAAATCAGGGTATATGAGACCTTTCGCGAGGCGGTATTAAACGGCATCAGCTACATGAGCCAGTTAAACCGACTGGACTTGTTGATCGCCACAGAGACTGAGCAGGTTAGCGGATGTGCTCGCACCATGAACAAGTGGGGGCGAGGTGGACGCAAGGCATTACTCAACAATGCCCGAGAGAGAATCATTGAGCAGATGGATCCTGACATGGTTTCACTAATGGAAGGTAAGGCCGCATAGAAGTGTGAGAGCCTCTTTCACAACGGCTTTAAAAAAAAGGCCCATGAGGGCCGAACTTGCGGAAAACAATTTCTTATTGTGCCTTTCATGTTAACAGCCTGTGTCTGTATCACAAGCACAAGCGGCAAAGCTTTACGAATCTCTCCGACAAGGGATAACGGTTAGCCACGCTGTGAAGCGTTGCGAAGCTGGTACACAGTCGAATATGCATACTACTTAGAAATGATGTTGCTTGTTGATATAGACGTTATTTCGATAATTTCGCTTATTGCGTCTTTATCAATGAGCAGCCTCTGCAAAATTTCATCATCTTTGATCGCTTGCAGATAATTCTCCTCTTCTTCAACGATTTTGAAGAAAGTTACAACGGCTTGGCCAGTAATCCTCATTTCTTTCTTAGACACAAGTAACCTCATCAATCAGGAATAATAATGGCGCTCAAAGCGAAACAGGAAAAGTTTTGCCAAGAGTACCTCGTAGATCTAAATGCCACGCAAGCGGCTATTCGTGCGGGGTACAGTGCAAAGACTGCCCGCAATGTTGGGTGCGAAAACCTAACAAAACCGTACATTGCTGCACGAATCGCTGAATTACAAGCAGATGCTCAACAGAAGCATGGCATCAGCCGAGAGAGCATCCTCAAAGAGCTTGAAGAGGCCAGGACCGCAGCTCTCACATCCGAGACTGTACAGGCGTCGGCAGCTGCATCAGCGACTGTCCATAAAGCCAAGCTGTTAGGCCTGTACGACTCGCCAGAAGACATCGAACTGAAGCGACTTGAGATAGAGCGCCGCAAGCTCGAGATAGAGAAGCTGAGACGTGAAGCATCAATGGGTGCGGACGATAATCCGATCACTCGCATGGAGGTGGTAATTGTCGGGCAGAACAGTAACGACGACGCTAACGCCTCCGCAGGGTAAGTTCTTTAGCCTCCAGTGCAAGTATCCAGCCTTTGTAGGCGGATTCGGCACTGGGAAAACAGAGACAATGGCAGTGAGCGCCTTCAGAGACGCAAGTCATTCATCTGACGCGCTGATAGCGATGTACGAGCCAACCTATGACCTCATCCGTCTCATTCTCGCGCCACGCATGGAACAGAAGCTGAGTGAGTTTGGCGTTCGGTATAAGTACAACAAGTCAGAGAACATCATTTACACAGCGTCATCAGGCATTGGCGACTTCGTGTTACGCACGCTGGATAATCCTGCACGCATCGTAGGATATGAGTCCTACCGCTCACACATTGACGAAATAGACACCCTCAAAGAGAAGCATGCAGAGGAAGTGTGGATAAAAGTTATAGCGCGCAACCGTCAGCGCCCCAACGGAGTTCCTCAGCCCTTTAATCGGGTTGGCGTTTACACCACTCCAGAGGGCTTTCGTTTCGTCTATAAAACATGGAAGCGTAATCCTAAGCCTGGCTATGAGATGGTGCAGGCATCGACATACAGCAACCCATTCCTGCCTGATGACTACGCTGACACATTGCGGGGATCATACCCGGCGCAGCTTATCGAAGCCTATCTAAATGGCGACTTCGTTAACCTGACCAGCGGGACGGTATATCACTGCTATGACCGTAAGCTAAATGCCAGTATCGAGCGCGTTCAGGCCGAAGAGGCGATTCATGTTGGCATGGACTTCAACGTTGGCAAGATGGCGGCGATTATCCATGTGCTTCGTGGTAATGAGCCTCACGCAGTAGATGAAGTCACTCAGGGGTACGACACACCTGACGTCATCAAGACGCTCAGAAACCGCTATCCGAAAAACACCATCAACGTTTACCCGGACGCCAGCGGCAATAGCAGGAAGTCAGTCAACGCATCAGAAACAGACCTCAGCTTGCTTCGCGCTGCAGGCTTCAGTGTACATGTTGATGGCACGAACCCTTCAGTAAAAGACCGTATCAACTCGGTGAACGCGATGTTCCTGAATGCAGCCGGAGAACGCAGATACCGAGTTAACGCCGATAGCTGCCCTGTTTACGCAGAGTCACTAGAGCAGCAGATATGGGCTGAGAATGGCGAGCCAGACAAGACGGCCGGCTTCGACCATACGAATGACGGTGGCGGCTACTTCATTGTGAAGCGCTTCCCAATTATCAGGCCGACCGTTCAGACACCTATTTCCTTCAGACGATAAGCGACTATGGCTAACTTTTCACACGCAAGAGCAGAATACAGCGATGCCGCAAAGTCATGGCAGCTTGTCAAAGACTGTGTGGCCGGAAGCAGGGCTGTGAAGGATAAGGGCATTCTTTACCTACCAATGCCTGATCCAACTAATGACAGCGAAGAGAATAATGCACGCTATGAAGCGCTGCTTAAGCGCGCCATGTTCCTTAACATCACCGGACGCACGCGTCAGGGGCTGGTTGGCGCAGTATTCCGTAAAACCGCTGAGGTAGATTTGCCGGATTCGGTGAAATACCTAATCGAAAACGCCAGCGGTGACGGCACCAGCCTTGAACAGCTTTCCAAAGAAGCGGTAGGTGAAGACCTTGATACCGGTCGCGGTGGATTCTTCGTGGACTATCCGACCAGTGATGCGCCGGAAGGCACCCGTCCCACACGCGCACAGACAGCAGGGCGATTCGCTCACATTCACCTCTATGAAGCGCTGAGCATCATCAACTGGCGTGAAGATGTGATTGATGGCGTGCGCAAGCTGACACTGGTTGTTTTCGCTGAGTGTTACAACAAGGCGGAAAACGATGAATTCACTTTTGACGTCAAAAAGCAGTTCCGCGCACTGACACTGGAAGACGGCGTGTACCGTCACCGCATGTGGCATGAAGATGATCAGTATGAATCTCCACAGCTTGACGTCTACCCGACAGACTTTAATGGCAACCGGTTCGATCATATCCCGTTCTACTTCTTCGGCGCTGAGAGCAACGACGCCCGTATTGATAAAGCACCACTGGAAGACCTGGCTGAGGTTAACGTGCTTCACTATGGCAACAGCGCCACGGTGGAGGAATCGGGCTTCATCAGTAGCCAGCCTACGCTGTTCTTCACGACCAGCATCGACCAGCAATCTTTCGAATCATGGAACCCCGGCGGTATCCAGATTGGGTCTACAAGGGGTTATTCTCTTGGCTCTGATGGCAATGCAATTATGCTGCAGGCCAGTGAAAGCCAGTTAGCCCTGAAGCTGATGCAGGAGAAAGAGAACCAGATGCTGATGATTGGTGCGCGCATTGTGCAGCAGTCAGGGCAGAACGAGACAGCAGAAGCAGCCCGCATCCGCTACAGCAGCGATAACAGTGTGCTGGGCACGATTGCCGGTAATGTTAGTGAGGCGATCAAGCGTGCAATCCTGGACGCCCAGTTGTATATGAGCGGCAAAGCTGACATGGCCAATACCGTGTTCTGGCTAAATCAGGAGTTCTTCGACGCATCACTCACCTCTCAGGATGTTCTGGCACTCATCCAGAGCTGGCAGCAGGGCATCATCGCGAAGAGCGACGTACGCACCAAGTTCCGTCAGACAGGCTGGCTTGAGGCCGACCGCAACGATGATGACATTGATGCTGAACGCGCTGAAGAGCCACCGGTTGAAGGTGACACAGTCACTGATGACCCCGAGCCAGTCACTGAGGAATAACCATGAGCGCAGACGGTTACACGACAGACGCCGCCACGCGCCATCAGGTTTACGTGCAGCGATTCGGTTCTGGACTGGCAGGTAAAGCAGCTAAATTTGTCCGCAAGGCTATCAGGCGCGCTAAAGAGACAGTTAACGAAGGCCTGAGTCAGTATGCCACCGCTCGCTATAACCGGCAGATAGAAACGCTCAGGAGTGACCTGAACGCTATCTACGGAGAGCTTTCACAGCAGCAGAAGCTCGACCTGGGCGAGTTCGCGCAATACGAATTATCCTTCAACAGCAAGTTACTCGGCCAAATCGTCAAAGCGTCTGTGCGCCTCGCTGATCCATCAGCGGAGATGATAGCCGCTGCTGTGCTGTCTGGCCCGTTAGAGCTTGCTGTGGGGCGTGGCAGGCAGGTTATCGACATTACCGGTGCGCTGGCGCAGTTCGGCAGCAAAAAAACGGCGGATATCCTCAGTGAGATTGCTATCGGCTCATCACTCGGTGAGACGCAGAAGCAGATTGTTCGTCGTCTGACCTCGCTGGGTGTGTCGCATGAGGAGCAGGTCGGCTCGCTGGTCAGGACGATGGCTAACCACGTAGCCTCATCTGCCCGATCTGAAACAATGAAGTCGAACGATGACATCCTTGAGGGAAAGAAAAGGGTAGCCACGCTGGATGGTCGGACAACGCCGCTTTGCCGATCACTGGATGGCAAGGTGGTGCCGCTTGATGCCATATCGCCGCCATTTCACTGGGGATGCCGCACATCAGAGGTTCCGGTATTGAAGGCTGAGTACCGCCGGGAGATTCCCGGATCGACCCGGCCAGCAGTTGGCCCTGATGGTGTTGAGCAGGTCAGCAGTAAAACGACCTACGGCGAATGGCTTGCAAGGCAACCGGCATCTTTCCAGAAAGAGGTGCTCGGACCATCGCGCTACAAGCTCTTCAGCAAAGGCGATCTCAGCATTGATAGTTTCGTCGATGATAACGGCAAGCAGTACACCCTCGACCAACTCAAAGATTTAGAGCCGCATGCCTTCGAGCTTGCAGGCCTTGATTAATCACATCTAAACGCTGGCCGGGCCAGCACACATCCATTCAGGAGAATGTATGACTCTGAAGTATCAGCTTACCGCTGAGGAATTTGCTCAGCTCGATGAAGCCAAACAGTCGCTGTATGTGCAGCATGGTGAGGTTTATCAGCTACAGGTTGATGGCATCCCACAGGAAGATGTCAGCGGACTTAAGCGCCAGCGTGACGAGCTTCTGGCAGAGAAGAAGGCCGAGCAGGAGCGTCGCCGGGCAGCAGAAGAGCAGGCGCAACGTGAAGCCGATGAGCGAGCGCGTGCAGAAGGGAACTACCAGCAGCTTTTCGAAAGCTCACAGGCAGAGCTTGAACGCGAACGTAGCAGCCTTACAGAGCTTCGCCGGTCAATCGAGCAGCGGGACATCAACCTCGCGGCCACTCGCGTCGCTACAGCCATTGCAGACGGATCAAATGCTGAAATCCTCACTGAGTTCATCGCCCGCCGCCTGAAGGTGGCAGAAGGCCAGGTACGCATTACTGACGAGTCAGGAAATCTTACGGTTAGCACACTCGCTGACCTGCAGAAAGAGTTCGAAACCTCTCCGCGTTACGCATCCCTCGTGCGCGGTAGTCAGGCAGGTGGCGGCGGGGCCGCGCCTAAGAGTGGTGACCGGGTTACCAAAACATGGGAGCAATTATCCGGCATGGAGCGCGTAGAGCTTCGCCGAAACAACCCCGCCGAACATGCGCGACTAAAAGCAGCGCATGAGGCATCCAAATAAGGATTTAAGCAATGCCAACCATTCTTTCTGACGTAGTTTTCCGCGATGAACTGCGCGACTACATGCAGGTGAATACCGCTGAGAAGACCGCCTTTTTCCAGTCCGGTATTCTCGTAAACAACAGCGACATGTCTTCGCTGCTGGCATCACCATCCAACACCTTTACCATTCCATGGTGGGTTGATCTGGATGCGTCGATTGAGAGCAACTACTCGAATGACGTCTACACCGACATTGCTGTGCCACTGTCAGTAACCTCTTCAAGTATGCAGGCCCGCGCCGCATACCTGAACGAGGGCTGGAACGCGATGAACCTGGTGAAGAACATCACTAATCAGGATCCTCTTGAGTACGTAGCAAGCCGCCTGACCAGTTACTGGCAGCGCGTGGCGCAGCGCCGCACCATTGCCACCGTAGTCGGCCTGTACAATGACAACGTTGCGGACAATGGCGGCGATATGGTTGTTGATGCAGGCGGGCCAATCACTGCAGCAGCGATTATCCGCGCCAAAGCGACTATGGGTGACTACACCCCGCAAATCGTTACACCAAACGGCACTAAAGCGCTGAGCACTATTGCAATGCACACTGCCGTGTACACCGAACTGCAAATCCTGAACCTCATCGACTTCACGCCGATTGCGGATCAGGTTCCTGAGTTCGGACGTTATCAGAACATGATTGTCGTCCTGGATGACAGCATGCCTGTAATCGGTACGGGTGCAGACGCTAAGTATCTGTCAGTCATCTTTGGGCCGGGCGCTATCGGTTATGCTGAAGAGCAGGATGAAGACGATATGGAATACGATCGCGAGCCCGCGCGTGGTAACGGCGGCGGCGCTGAAACCCTCTGGACACGCCGTAACTTCGTATTGCATCCGCTGGGCTACTCATTCCTGAGCGCAACCATTACAGGTACGGCGGGCACCACTCGTCCAATCTCTGCTAACTGGTCCGATCTTGCGCTAGCTACTAACTGGGCGCGTAAGTTTAGCCGCAAGCAAATCCCACTGGCGTTTGTAACATCAAAGGTAGCCTCGTAATTCCTTCGGTTTAACCACTAAGGAGGATTTATGGCGGATGAACAAAAGCCATTGTTAAATCAGGGAGGGCGCATGCCCTTCCAGTACAGCTTAGGAAGGCTGTACAGCGAATTCTCAGCCATTCTTCAGAAGCAACAGAACCGGCAGCTTCAGTTCAGGACTAATGATGCCAACGTTCTCTACTGGAAATGGTCAGACGAAACAAGCTGGAAAGAAGTGGCTGAGATGAGCAACGCCTCGCCAGCCACATCTATTTCTGCCGTATCGGGGTTGCAGCAGGCGCTTGATTCCAAGATGGACGACGGTGTTATCACTGTTTCAGACATTGAAGGGCTATCAGCAGCAATGCAGTCGCTTGCTGACTGGGGTTCAATCAAAGGGAAGCCGGAAACATTCCCTCCATCGAGCCATAAGCACGATATCGCGGATGTTACCGGACTGCGCACCGAACTGGACAGCAAAGTAAATGATGGCGAGGTTTCAGTTGATTCGGTGACGGGGTTGCCGGAAAAGCTTGAATCCCTGGCTAACACCCAGTGGAGTGAAGTTAGTGGCAAGCCGGACAGTTTCCCACCTTCAGCTCACAAGCACGCTGTCGCTGATGTTGAAGGCCTTACAGAGTCATTAAGCTCTCTGAGTAAGCCAGCGTGGGATTCAGTGTCTGGCAAGCCGTCATCATTCACCCCGTCATCCCATAAACACGGCATAACTGATGTGAACGGCCTTCAGGCTGCGCTTGATGCAAAGCGCAATGGTGGCGCAATTGCAACATCAGATGTGACCGGGCTTGATGAGCAGCTAAAGCGAATTGGCACATCTCCTGCCTGGGGAGATGTAACAGGTAAGCCCGAATCATATCCACCATCATCACACACTCATGCTGTCGCCGACGTGACAGGACTTGCTTCTGCTCTGTCCGCCATTCCAAAGACGGAGATTGTGACAGGGAAAGTCGTCACCGCAGGCGTAAAGGTGGCGGTTAAATTCGCCAAAACTTATACCAACCCTCCTGTAGTTCAGCCTTCATCAACATGGGCCGGGCAGCAGGTTGTTGTTGGTGAGGCAACAGATATCACTACCACCGGTTGCAACGTAACAGTCATGCAATCAAAAGGGACGCTCCTTCTTACTGCCGGTCCATTTGAGCCAGCGGCGGCAGGGTCGTCATTCAAAATGCTTGTGATCGGAAATTAGGAGAAGTTCATGACCATCGTAAAAGACAATGTAATCGACCCAGAGCAGAAGGCTCGCTGGGGTTTTGCAGAGAAAGACGGCCAAATCACTGTTGGTCCCGAGACTGTGGGTGAAACAGGTGGTGTTGATCATGCCCGCGCGCCCGTTGATGATAAAGGCGCTCACGGAAATGGGTCGGGCGTACAGCCTACAGCAGCCGACATGGCTGCACTTAAGGCGCGAAATGACGAGCTACAGCAGCAACTGGACGCGGCTAACGCAAAGCTTGCTGAGGGTGGCAGCAACAGCTCTGATCCGATCGACAGCCTCAGCGCCACTGACATCAAAACAAAGCTTGATGAGCTTGGCGTTGAGTACAAAGGCAATGCATCGCGTGAAGCTCTGCTTGAGCAGCTTAAAGCCGCACAGCAGCCGCAAGAGTAACCGAAGGGGCTTCGGCCCCATTTAGCACGGAGTGAACATGACAACGTACATTACCGTCGCTGACGTGGATGAGTTGCTGGGAGCTGACTGGGCGACCGCAGATAAAAAAGCGCGTGCCGTGTTACAGGCCAATGCCTACCTGACAGCGCTCAGCCTGCACGGCGTCCCTGATATCACTCCTGATGAGATTAAGCAGGCAGGGGCCTTTCTCGCTTCTGCATCCGCTGCTGGCGTGCTGTACAAGCAGCAGACTGAATCGGGCGCACTGACCAGTAAAACGGTCGATGCAGATGGGGTAAGGGTGACGAAAAGCTACGCATCATCGCAATCAACCAGCAACTCATCGCTGCCGGAAGATGTCCAGTTGGCTCTCGCGCTCCTAAAGCCGTGGCGCAGCAATCCTCTCGCTTTCAGGGTGTATCGATAATGGGAATTCGAGAAGAGCTGCAGGCTGAGCTATCAGAGGCCTTCGACACTGACCTGTCTGATGCTGTGCATGATTTCACTGGAAGCTATAAAGTGCAGGCTGGATGGGATCCGGTAACGGAGACAGGCGGCGAGATAACCCGAAGCTACTCCGGCCGAGGAGTACTGTCACGGTATGAACTCAGCCGCATTGATGGCGTGAACATCCTGCATGGCGACCTGCGCCTTATTGCGCTGGCTAATGAAGTGACTGACAAGCCCAGCGAGAGCCACGCCATTACCGCGCCCGACCTGGTTACTGGTCTACAGCAAACCTATCGCATCGTCACGCTATCATCAGACCCTGCCGCTGCAACCTACCGGATGCAACTAAGGAGGAAATGATGGCAAAGGGATGGGATAACGACCCGTCACTATTCGCAGGGCTGGTAGAGGAAGAGGTCGGTAAGAAGCTGCGCATCATCTCAATGGCTTTGCTGACTGAGATTGTTCAGCGGTCGCCTGTCGATACAGGCAGGTTCCGCAACAACACAATCGTCAGCCTTGGCTCTGCTGATTACAGTGAACTCGAAGGTGGTGACAAATCAGGATCGGCAGCAATACAGCGCGGCAGTGCAGTTATCGCTAACGGCAAGCCTTACTCAGTCATCTACATCCAGAACAACCTGCCATACGCTGAAGCTCTTGAAAACGGGCATTCACAGCAGGCTCCAGCCGGGGTCTATGGCGTCTCATTCCACGGTGTAACTCAGGCCTACAAATGACGCTCACTGAAATAAGGAACGCAATCATCTCCCGGATGACGGCGCAGACAGCCATTGCCCCAGAAGATGTCAGCTACCCGAACGGTCCAACTTACGACCCTTCTGGTAAATCAATCTGGGCGCGGCTGACAAATATCCCCGGCATGGCAGCAGCGAACGAAATAGGCGCTGGTCCCGTTGTTCATCGTACGGGCATTGCTGTCATTCAGATATTTGTGCCTGCCGGTTCTGGCTCGCTGCTAATCACGCAGACGGCCGACAAGCTGCGCGAGCTGTTTGAGTTCGAAACGGATGGCAGGCTGGACTACTTCGCTGTAAGCGCTGTTGATGCTGGCGAAACGGACGGCTGGGCGCAAATGAACATTCAAATACCTTATCGCGCCGTATGAGGCGCATAACCCTGGAGAAATAATTATGAGCTCAGGCGCTAAGGTCGTTACCGCGTATATTCGCGAAACCACGCCCGGCACCACGCCTGCGACAGGCACATGGAATCTACTGAAGCGCAGCAGCTTCGGTGTGGGTCCGTCGCAGAACATGATCGACAATGACGAAATCGGCGGATCACGCATGGCGCAAGGCCGCTCTACCGGTACGGTAGATGTAGGCGGCGATGTGGGCGCTAAGTTCCGCTGGGGCCAGCATGACGACTTCCTCGCGTCCTGCTTCGGTTCTGAATGGGACAATAATGTGCTCAACATGGGTAACGACCGCATCGCATTCTCTGTCGCCTCGTACGCTGAAGACATCGGCGTAGCGTCCATTGCCCGCGGCTGTCAGGTGGGTACGTTCCAGCTGTCGATTCCGAATGACGGCGATATCACAGCTACCGTTACCTTTGCTGGCCTTGGATTCGATACAAAAGCCGACGACACCAGTTACTTCTCCAGTCCGGTTGATGGTGCAGGCGAACTTCGTTACACCTTCAAGCAGGTAACGGCTATCTCGCTGAATGGCGTGACCGGTGGCGATGGATTCTGTGTCGATACGTTTAATATTCAGTTTGACAACAACCTGCAGACGCAGCGCTGTATCGGCAGCGGCAACCCCTTTGCCGGTGCCAACATCCCAACCACATTCACACCATCAGGCAGCATCACCCTGTCATGGTCGAAGGATGCCTATAACGCCTGGAGAAAGTCGCTGTCAGGCGAGACGATGCAGTTTGGATTCACGCTGGAGAACGATGAAGGCAAATACGTCTTCAACTTCCCGGCAGTGCAGGTCGACGGTGACTGGCCGGATGGTGGCAACACTGACATCGTTCAGGTGCAGTTGAACATCACCGCTGCAGACACGCCGCCAACCATTACCCGCTCTGCTGTCGTGGCCGCTACAGCGCTGTCTGTCGCGCCTGCAACATCAACGGGTGCTGTTGGCTCTAATGTCACGCTGACGGCGACACTGACGCCTGCAGGCTCCACGGATACGGTAATGTGGGAATCCTCAGACACGTCGGTAGCCACTGTCGCTTCAACCGGACAGAAAACAGCACAGGTAACGCGAGTGAAAGAAGGATCCGCCACTATCACCGCGAAAGTACGTACCTTTACCGCCTCAACGGCGATTACCGTCACTGCATCCTGACCTGATTAGCCCGTCCTGGCGGCGGGCTTAATAACGAGAACGATATGATCATCCTGAAACCTAAATTCGATGCTGGCTCAGAGCGCTGGATTGAGCCAATGGAAGGCCTGAAGCTTAAGGTTTGCTCCCTTTCAAAGCCGCAGTTCCGTTCACACAATGCCATGGTGCGCCGTCATATTGACAAGCTGGACTCGCACTACCATGTGGGAACGCCGGAATTTAACCCGGCAGAGGTCGATGTAAGCGAAATCGCAGATGACCTGCTGATTGATTCAGTCACACAACACCTTCTGCTTGACTGGGAAGGCGTGGGTGAGGCTGATGAAGGCGGTAATGAGACTGCTGTCCAGTATACGCCAGAGAAAGGCAAGGCGCTGCTACTTCAGCACCCTGAGCTTTACTGGGCGGTGCTGGGTGCAGCATCTGAGATTGCGCAGGGCAAAGAGGCTCAGAAGAAAGAAACGGTGGGAAAGTCCTCGAAGCGCAGGAATGGCTGAATGTGTACGGCGGCGAGAAAGGCGAAAAGGCCAGATGGACCCGCGAGAAGCTCGGACTCTCCCCAGTGCCTGAGCCGGTGATAGACGGCGTATGCACTGAGATTCTCAACGCCTATGCCGTTATATCCCGTAGCCGCCGGTATGCAGGAATGGTCGCTGCACCGCTTCCGTTGTCGCTGGATGATATCAGTACATACCTCGCACAAAACCCTCTGCTTATTGACCGCGAAGAGTTTGAGGCAGCCATATTTGCCCTGGACGATGCGGCGCGGGAAGAGTGGGACAAAAAACAAGCAAAATAAAGTGGTTTTGCTTTCATTTGCATTAGCTACCCTTTAGGATTACTCCTATGCAACCTCATGGGGTAGGGAAATGAAAAAAATTAAAATTGTCTTATTGTCCGTTCTTCTTGTTTCATCAATCGGAGTGAAATCGGCTGAGGTTATGGTTGAGGGAGGAATTCAAGCGCCTCTAGGATTGAAGTGGGGTGAAAGTAAGGATGAGTTGGTTAAAAAATACAGCGCCTCGCCAGCAGACAAGAACAATTCCCGCTTAAGTCTTTATGCGCTAAATAACCCTCCGATCAAAGTTCCCGGTTTTGAATCATACTACGGCGTAGTCGATGAAAAATATGGACTGGTTAAGGTTATCGTGGTTGAAAGCATCACTGACGATGCGTATGGAAGCAAAGGAATTGAGGATTACAAAAAACTTAGCGCAATACTTTCTAAAAAATACGGTAATCCTAGCGACAAGTTTGAGTACTCAGGAAAAGAGCTTTATAAAGAAAGTGATGAATTTTATCAATGTCTTGCATATCAAGGTTGTGGTGCATATAGCTCATACTACAAGCCAAGTGGTGGTGCGATGATAAGCTTGGAGCTTAAGGGCAAGAGTCGAGGGCAGGGTTATCTGACTATAAACTATGAATCAACCCTCTTTAATAAAGTCTTAACCGAGCGTGACAGTGATACGAAGGAAAAGGCTGAGCAAGGTCTTTAATAAAGATCTCAATAGCACTTAACAATTGAACCCCGCTACGGCGGGGTTTTTTTATGCGCGGAGAAAAGATGGCCGAACAACAATCACGCCTTGCGATCGTCATCGATAGCACCGGCGCTCAGCGTAATGCTGAAGGTTTGGCGGGAGCTTTGAGCGGACTTACTGAATGGGGCCAAAAGGCGGCGGCCAGTTCAGGAAAGGTTACAAAAGCAACCGATGATGAAGCCAAATCGCTTTCAGCGCTGCTTGATAAAATTGACCCCGTAAACGCTGCATTAAACAGACTTGACGACCAGCAGCGGCAGTTATCAAAATTCCAAGCCAAAGGCTTCATTGACACTGAAACTTTTGCTGACTACTCAAAAAAAATCGAGCAAACGCGTGCAGGTTTGAATGCTTATGCCAGTGAGGCAGGAAAGGCTGGCATGTCATCAAAGCAATTAGCGGCTAACATGCGTTTAGTACCAGCACAGATGACTGACATTGTAGTCAGTCTTGCGTCCGGTCAGGCACCACTTACAGTCTTGTTGCAGCAAGGCGGCCAACTCAAGGATATGTTTGGGGGGATAGCGCCTGCTGCTAGAGCGCTGGGTAGTTATGTTTTGGGTTTAGTTAATCCATTTACAGTTGCGGCGGCGGCTGCAGGATCTCTGGCAGTTGCTTACTATCAGGGATCAGAAGAGCAAAGCGAATTCAACAAATCTCTGATTCTTACAGGCAACACAGCCGGGAAAACAGCCAGTCAACTTTCTGATTTATCAGCAGAAGTGGCAAAAAATACAGGCTCTACGATAGGTAAAGCGGCAGAAGTTCTAAACCAAGTTGTTGCCGGTGGAAAAGTCGCTAGTGAATCACTTGGCGCAGTTACAACCGCAATAGTTAAGGCTGGAAGTGCTACTGGGATATCTACAGATAAATTAGTCGATGACTTCAATAGAATTGCCAATAACCCAGTAGAATCAATAAAAAAACTCAATGATGAATATCACTTATTAACTCTTTCAACATATAACCAGATTAAAGCACTGCATGATCAAGGAGATGAGCAAGAGGCGGCCAGGGTGGCAACGGAAGCATACGCCTCATCATGGATAAAGCGGTCAAATGAAATAAAAGAAAACCTTGGATCATTAGAAAAGGCCTGGGCTGGCATATCTGGAGCAGCCAAAGAAGCATGGGATTCTATGCTCAACATAGGTCGTGAACAAACTCTTCAGGAAAAGTTATCGCAAGCAGAGAAGGCATTAGATAACGCGAGAAGGAGCCAGGGTCTTGGTAATGGATTGTGGAATACATATGGCGTTAACTATCAAGGAAATTCTGGTTATGTTGAGCTTGCAGAGAAGCAAGTAAATGCAATAAAAAGCCAGATCACAACTCAAGATGTTCTGAACGGTGCAATTGGTGATTATAACAATCGCCAGCAGGATGGAATCAAAGCCCAGGAAAGAATCAACCAGCTTAATGAGCAGACTCTCAGTAACGCCGAGAAGCGAAGCAAAGCTCAGAAAGAGCTAACAAGAGACCTTGAGAAAGCCAGGGCGGCAGGTAATGCAATCAGTGCTGAAGAAGAGAAGAGAATTCGAGCCAATATTGACGACAAGTTCAAGGACCCGAAAACTCCAAAGGTCAAAGCCTATCGTGATGATGCTGCTGACAGGCTGTTATTGCAGTTAAAAGAGCAGAATGCCGCGTTAGCAATGCAGGAAAGCACTGGCTACAAAATTGGAGCGCAGCAGCAGGCTCTGATTAAGTGGGAACAGCAGCTTTCTGACCTGAAAAGCAAAGGTACTCTGACCGCAGACCAGAAATCACTGTTAGCCAATGCCGACATCCTCACGAAGCAGTATCAGCAGAATGCCGCACTTGAGCGCCAGATAGAGACGGCGCAAAAGGCACTGGCACTGGAGCGCGCACGGGCGGATATCAACCGCACGATCGCCAACCGGATGAGCCAGTATTCGACAGACGAGATGTTTGCCGGTGGTGGTTTCAGCCAGTACGAGCAGCAGCAGTACACGCAGCGCCTTTCCCTTGAGCAATCCTACAACGACAAAATAAGCCAACTACGCCAGCAGCGCGCGTCGGCAACGACTGAGATTGCCCGTGAGGAGATTGATCAGGAGATTCAGCTACAGCAGCAAGCCCTGCAGACTGAGTTAAGCAACTACGATGCTCATATGCAGCGCATGAATGACCTTCGTGGCAACTTCACGGCCGGTGCTAAACGTGCCTGGCAGGAGTATCAGGACAGCGCCGCTAACGTATCTGCAATGTCTCAGCAACTGTTCAGCAATGCATTTAACGGCATGGAAGATGCGCTGGTTAAGTTTGTGACAACCGGTAAGGCATCATTCTCTGACTTCGCAAACTCTGTACTTGCTGATATTGCGCGTATAGCTATCCGTCAGTCTCTTGTCGGGATTGGCAACAGCTTTTCAGGTGGATTGGGTAGTTTATTTGCCTCAGGTGCCGCGTCATCAGTCAAAGCCAATGCCAAGGGTGGCATCTACGACTCACCTTCACTCAGCGCCTACAGTGGCGGCGTCTATGACTCCCCTCAATTCTTCGCGTTCGCCAAGGGTGGCGGCGTGTTTGGTGAGGCGGGACCAGAGGCAATCATGCCGTTGAAGAAAGCTTCGGATGGAACGCTCGGTGTCAGGATGGTGGATGGTGGGCAGTCAGGTAGCGCAAGGTCAGGTGATGTCATCATCCACCAGACGATTCAGGTCAGCGGCAGTGGAGATGCTGCGCTGCAGCGCGCTATGGAAGATGCGGCCCGCAAGGGTGCCACGGACGGGGCAAAACAGGCAAGGCAGGATATGTTGCAGGACTTCCAGAACCGGGGGCAGGGTCGCCGCCTACTGGGTGTATAACACAGGAGTAAACAATGGCAGATGTACTGGAATGGCCCGGTCCGAATCCTTCCTCACTCAGCTGGCACCTCGAATCAAACACCAAAACATTCCGCTCCCCCTTCAATGGTGCATCTCAGACGGTACGGTTTCCCGGCTCTCGCTGGGCATGTACCGTTGAGTATTCTGTGCTTGAAGAGGACCAGGCAAGAAAGATTGAGGCTGTAATTGCTGCACTGGATGGTGAGTACGGTCGGGTGAGGATTCGTGACTGGGGTCGTGACGGTAAGGTCCCGGCTGGCAGTCCGGTTGTGTCCGATACTGATCAGACCGGAGTAGCGCTGACAACAAAGGGATGGTCAGCAAACACGCTGGTTCTGCGAGCTGGTGACTACTTTACGGTTAACTCCGAGCTGAAGAAAGTAACCGCTGATGCGACCAGCAACGCATCTGGTGTCGCGGTTGTTCAGTTTGCGCCTATGCTACGTTCCTCACCTGCTGCTAACGCCCCCCTGGAAGTGCAAAATCCCTGGGGGATATTCAAGCTAAAGGATAACTCTCAGGGAGAAATCCGTCGCGCACCCGGCCTTATATCTTCGACGACTATCGAGTTTGAGGAGGCATTCTGATGATGTATTCACCCTTTTCTGACTCAATGGTTGACTGGCTTTCACGAGATCGTGTGACGGTGGTCGTGGCCGCAAACATCCAGTTTGAGTCAGGAACTGCATATGTGCATTCCGGTACAGGGACCATCGTGATAAACGGATTTGTCTATTACGGGATGGGCCGCATGGGGTCTGTTGATGACGTGAGCGAGACTAACACGACGAGCCCCGCGCAGTTGAAAATGACGCTCTCCGGTCTGGATATGTCCCTCTTTGCCAAAACGCTTAATGAAAGGTGTGTAGGGCGAACTGCCGAAATCTTCCTTGTCGCTATCGACGACAACGGTAAGCCACAGGTTGCCGACCTCATATTCCAGGGGCGGGTATCCAGTACAGGTGCCACTGCAGGAGAGACGAATGCGCTGCAGTATACCGTGAGCAATATTTTCGATGACTGGCAGCGACCTTTCCCTGACCGCTATACGGATGAGTCACACAGGGCGGCTCAGTCAGATGACCGTATCTTTCGTTACGTGGCGCAAATGGCAGATCGCTCTATTTTCTGGGGCAGCAAAAAGGATGCTCCTGGCTTTACCTATTCATGAGGTTTTATGAAACATCCAGACTGGCAGAAAAGACTCGTCACCGTAATCAAGGCCGCTGAAAAGCGGCCTTTTTCATGGGGTAAAAATGACTGCTGTCTGTTTGCTGCGGACTGCGTAGAGGCGATGTGTGGCGAGGACTTTGCAAATGAGTTTCGCGGTAAATACGACAGCGAGACCGGAGCAAAGAAAGCACTGTTGCGCGGCGGCGGATCCCTTGAGCGTGTGCTTGGCCGTTTTCTTGATGAGGTAAGTCCGACGATGATCCAGCGTGGAGACGTTGCAGTTGTCGAGAATGCCGGCAGGCGTTGTGCTGGGGTGTTTTACGGCGGGTCTGTCTGGGTGCCGGGAGAATCAGGGCTGGTTGGTCTGCGTGGAAATCTGTTAAGTGCATGGAGGGTGAGATAATGCCTGCTGCTATTCCAGTTGTGGCTGCTGTTGCCGGTGGTATCGCCGTGGCAAACCAGGCCTATGCTATCGCCCTGGTCATTACCGTTGCGGCGCAGGTTGCCTCGCAGGCGCTTGCTAAAAAACCAAGCCTCGATGGTTACAGGGATGCACAGGAGCGCAAGCAGGTTTTGCGTGCGGCTGCCAGCGCAAAGACCGTGGTTTATGGCAGATCACTTTCTGCAGGCACGCTTTTCTTTTCTGAAGAGCAGGAAGGTGATCAGACAGACGGAGAGCTTCTTCACCTTGCTATAACGCTGGCCGGTCATCCCATAACGAGCATTGGCGCTGTCTACCTTGGGGATGATGACATCTCCACATACGGCGACAAGGCTTCTTATGAAGTGCATATTGACCGCCAGACCGCTGATCCGTACATGCTTGAGAACGCTCCGTCATGGAAATCAGACATGATTGGCAAAGGGATAAGCTGGCTCAGGGTTACGCTAAAGTTTGACTCTGAAAAGTTTCCTTCTGGCATTCCCAATATCACGGTAGAGAAACTCGGCCGCAAGGTGTATGACCCGCGAAACGGTGCAACTAACTACAGCAACAATGCTGCACTTTGCATCCTCGACTACTACAGGAGTTACCTGAAAGTTCCTGACGCTGATATCAACTGGGACCAGTTTAAAGAAGCTGCAAATATATCTGATGAGATTGTCAGCGGCGCAGACGGACAGACAGAAAGACGATACACCATCAATGGCGAATTCGACATGAGCGAAAATAAAGCCAGTATCCTCGAATCTATGCTGTCTGCGTGTTCAGGCGAGGCCACTTACATCGCCGGAAAGCACGGCATTCTTGTGGGTGCTTATTACGGCCCGGCCTCAGAGGTTATCAGCGAGAGTCAACTGGCTGGCGATATCGAGATCATGCCTGAGGTGTCACAGGCTGAGCGTGTTAACACTGTCAAAGGGACGTTCAATGACCCTCAGCAACGCTTTGCAGAGGTAGATTTTCCGGCTGTATCAGTATCAGAGTGGGTGGCAGAGGACGGGGTTGAAATATCTCAGGACCTCAAATTGCGCTTTGTCACATCAGAGTTTCAGGCGCAGAGGCTTGCAGATATCAAGCTCAAGCGCACAAGGATATCACGAACGCTGAATGTAACGCTGAACCTGAGCGGATACCGCTATCGCCCCGGGATGTATGTCAAAGTTAACTTCCCTTCGCTGGGAATTATTAACGTCGAGATGCGCGTTACAGACTGGAAATTTGGCGTCCAAAATGGCGTACAGCTAACGCTTAAGCAGGAAACATCTGAGGTGTGGGGCGATGCGATTGGTAAGCCTATCGAGCGGCCACCTTTCACACAACTTCCTACTGATGGTGTTGCTCAGCCACAGAATCTCAAATACACAGTGGAAGAGATCGGACAGGTTGTCCAAGGGATACTCTCGTGGCAGAACGTAGGGCAGTTCGCTTATAACCAGGTGTTAATCAAAAAAGACGGCCAGCTTGTTCTTTCCGTTCAGGTTCCCGGCTCCTTTACGCGCCTTACCGGACTTGTCAGGGGTCTCTATACGGCCCATGTTGTTGCTGTGGGCTACAGCGGAGCGACATCACCAGAGGCTTTGCTTGATTTTAATATTGCAGCGCCAGATGCGCCCAGCACAGTAGATGTGGCGATGGGGTATTTTCAGGCAACACTTACACCCAGGATCCCTCAAATCCAGAATGTATCCACTCAGTTTGATTTCTGGACATCAGGAGAGACACCACTTCCGAATAGTAATACCGATACCGTTGAGGGTAATGCCACAAGGCTGTACATGGGAAACCAGTACACAACAGATAATAATCTTCAGGTTGATCACACCTATCACTACTATGTGAGAACGATTAATGCATTTGGTAGCTCTGCATTTATTCATGTCAGCTTCGTTTACACCTTCTCTTCAGCAGGTTTGATTGATTACATCGATGAGCAACTGAGGAAAAGCGAGACCGTACAAAATCTAAACCAGTCAGCAGAAGACAATTATCAGGCCATTATTGAGAACGCCCTTGCTAACGATGGAGATGTGCAGCAAAAGTATAAATCCCTTGATTACATGGGAATGAAAATAACTGCCAGCTATACGGAAATAACCAACCTCATTGTCAAAAACGATCAGGCTTATGCACAAAGGTTTGAGCAACTTCAGTCATCTATAAACTCAACATCTGCTACGGTTCAGGTTACATCAAGTGCCTTGGCTACATTAAATGATAAAATTTCTGCACAATGGGGAGTCAAGCTACAGCTAAACACCTCCACAGGCAACAGATATGTAGCAGGAATTCAGCTTGGCCTTGAAGCGAATGGCGGCGCTGTTCAAAGTATATTTGCCGTAAGGTCAGATGTTTTTGCTGTTTACAATCCAAGCAATAACACTGAAACACTTGCCTTTGCCGTTAAAAACGGTCAGGTGTTTATATCTGAAGGCATCTTTGATTATGCATCTATTACGCTTGCCAAGATCGGTAGCTTTTATTCTGCAAACTACGTAGCAGGTAAGAGCGGAACTATCATGAGAAATGATGGAAGCTTTGAAATGTACGGAGACAATGGGAGTTCTGGCGGCGTCGTTATTAATTCTACAGGAATATCCTGCTTTGATACTAACGGAGTAGAGAGGACAAAGTTGGGGAGACTTTTCTGATGGCGACATACGGATTAAGAATAACTCCTGATGATGGCGGCAAGCAGTTAATTCTTGATGGCTCTACCCGATACGCCTCCTATCTTGGCACTGCGTCCGTGAAAACACAGACAGCCTCATATGGTGGTTTCAAATCTCAGCCGGCTAACAGCAAGGCATTAATCCTGCCGAGGAATGTTGTCAGGGTGGGGGTAGGAGATCAGTCTGGCCCTCCGGTGCACTACATCTCATCGATGAGCTTTAATGGAAGCCTGAACGTAAACATAGCGACCATTAAAGCAAATCAATCCAGTGCATTAGATATCGGTAACATTGATGTTTACTCAATTCAGTATGCTGAAAATCCCTCTTCCAGTTACGGATTAAGAATTACCAATGGATCAAACTTCATGGAGATTGCCGACGCATCTCTTTCGGGGTTTGTTACTTTCAGGGGTGTTGTGGATATCAATGGTCAGTGGGATATACCGAGCAGCGTTTTGAATATGGGGGGCAATTATATTGTTTTCGCACGCTGGTCAAATACGTCAACACCTTTATTTCTGGACAAAGATTCAAACTCTATACGGACATACACCGCCTTTAGTTCAGTAAACGGTTCAGAGCAGGGCGGTTCAGTAACCGGCGTACAGATTGTGATAGTGAGTAGTGGATTCTCACCATCATTACCCGCATCTGGCTACGGGCTGGTAATAAGGAATGCTAGCGGGCAGATTACCTATTCCAGCAAATATCCTCCTGTAATGTGGTCAGATGCCTATTATGACTTTGGAGGATATTATGATACCTCAGATTCAACAGGCGACAGGCAGGCATGGATAAATCCAACTGGTAATGTTTCTCTTCCCATGATCCCACTCTGTGTATTAGGAACCCAGCGAGGCGATTATACTCGCTCAGGCACAACGTACAGCTACAGAAAAATGTTGCTGTCTGGAATGATGATGAGTGGAAATAGTGTAACGACTTCGCGAGCGAAAACTACCGGCTCAGATATTCCCCTTTATACCTACCCAAGAGCAATGCAAATTGCATGTCAATTGCCCTGCATTGATGCATCTTATTACTTTTAGAGAAAATAAATATGGCATGGTA